AATGCTAAAAGCGAGAGAGGAATGAAGTGCCCCAAGTGCGAGGGCGACAAGATAGCTATTGTCGAAACGATACAGAACGAAGAGTTCACTTACCGCAGAAGGTATTGCAAACTTTGTTTCTGTAATTTCAAAACCAAAGAAGAAGTATTCGCGGGTGCTTTGCCAAGTAAGAAACGACTGACAGAACCCAAACAAACAGAATACCAAAAAACTTTTACAACCGATAACCTCAACCGATTTTGGAGATAACTATGCAACAGATGGAACTTTTCCCTGAGACTTTAATGGAACAACGATTCAACGGCACGCGTGCTGATGACTTACAAGTAAGTGGCAATCACTACAAAGATATGCCTGTACAACCTTGGGCTGTCATGCAAGCTGTGTTAACCCGTGACGAATTCCTTGGCTTTCTAAAAGGCAACATCATCAAGTACAGCATGCGTGCTGGTCGCAAAAACGGTAGTGACGATGCTGGCAAGGCTAGGCACTACATGCAAAAACTTGATGAGGAATTGGCGTATGGCTCAGACACCTGAAGTCAAGGTCAAGCACGCGGTACGCACCATACTCGATGAGCATGGTGTCTATTACTTCTGCCCGCCCGCCAACGGCTACGGCAGACAAGGCATACCCGACATCATCTGCTGTCTTGATGGGCACTTCATAGCCATCGAGTGCAAAGCGGGTAAGGGTGTAACAACAGTCTTGCAAGAGCGCGAGATTGCCAAGATACGCAAGGCACACGGCACAGCGTGGGTCATCAACGAAACAAACGTAGGCCAGTTGAAAGAATGGCTGATGAAGATAGAGGATTTATATGGAAAGCTTTTCTGATTACACCCAGTTGGTGTTAGCCCGCATGCAAACTAACCCCGAAGAGTTCATGCACTACAGTCCCAGAGGTCGTTGGGAAACTCTTATAGAAGCGTTGCAAGAAGTAGCAAGAGGTGGACGCTATGGTGCGCTTTGGGCTTTGTCTAAAGAAGAGGTTGACGTACTACTAGCAACCTATCGAACCATATATCTTAAAGATATGCATAAACATATGCTAGAGCAAATCGTTTCTGGCGATGCGCTTGAGCCAAGAAAAAACGACAAAAGAAAACTAATAGAAGAATACGAAAAAGGACAAACAGTTAATGACTCACCTAATTACAATAGATTTTGAAACTTACTACGACCAAGACTACAGCCTTAGCAAGATAAGCACTGAAGAGTATGTGCGGGCTGGTTTGTTTCAGACGATTGGTTTTGCTTACAAGATAGATGACGCACCACCCAAGTGGGTATCAGGTAGCGAACTGCTAGTAGCGGCGGCACTTGACCAACTGCCTTGGGCGGACTCGCTTGTACTGGCACACAACACCATGTTCGATGGGTCTATCCTGTCTTGGCGGTATGGCATCAAACCTATGGGCTGGCTCGATACACAGTCGATGGCGCGTGCTTTGCATGGCGTAGAACAAAGCGTATCTCTCAAGAACATTGCCGTTCAATATGGCGTGGGGCATAAGGGTACTGAGGTGGACGATGCCAAAGGCAAACGCTTGGTACAGTTCACCGCGCCCGAACTTGCCCAGTATGGCGAGTACTGCAAGAACGATGTGCAGTTAACCTACGACATCTTTAACAAAATGATGGGCAAGTTTCCCAAGTCAGAACTAAAGCTGATTGACCTGACTCTACGCATGTTCATCGACCCAGTACTGCGCCTCGATAGCGTGCTGTTAGAGCAACACCTTGCTGAGACTGTCGGGCAAAAGACCAACCACTTGGTCAACGCACTGCAAGCTGTAGGCCACAAAGACTTAGCCGTCAAACACATACTGGGTGACGAAGAGGTAAAGGCAGGTGTACGCAAAACGTTAATGAGCAACCCCAAGTTTGCCAAGATGCTTGAGTCTATAGGCGTATCGCCCCCATTAAAGATAAGCATGACCACAGGCAAAGAGACGTTTGCATTTGCCAAGACAGATGCTGCCCTACAAGATTTGCTAGAGCATGAAGACAAACGGGTGCAAGCGTTGGTCGCGGCTAGGCTGGGTACAAAGTCAACGATTGAAGAGACTCGCACCCAACGATTCATCGACATCGCCAAGCGAGGGTTATTCCCAGTACCGTTGAAGTACTACGCCGCACACACAGGGCGGTGGGGTGGTACGGACTCTGTGAACCTACAGAACTTACCCCGCCAAAAGCAAGACGAACCACCACCCAAACTCAAGCAAGCCATCCTTGCCCCAGAGGGCTATGTGTTTATCGATGCTGACTCATCACAAATTGAAGCCCGCACATTGGCGTGGGAATCCGAGCAAGACGATTTAGTGGGGGCATTTGCAAATGGCGAGGACGTATACAAAATCATGGCATCTGTTATCTACAACCAGTCGGTTGATAAGATTAGCAAAGACGAACGGTTCGTCGGTAAGACAACGATTCTCGGCGCGGGGTACGGCATGGGTGGCCCGAAGTTTCAACTACAACTCAAAACACTTGGCACGGAGATTGAAGATGATGAGGCGAAACGTATTATTGATACTTACCGCCAGACGTACCCCAAGATACCGCAACTCTGGCGTGAATCCCAAGAAGCCCTGAGATGTATGGCGCGTGGGCAGACCATGAACTTGGGTCGCAACGGCTTGCTAACTGTAGACGCTGGTCCGAGTGGTGGGCGCATCCGCTTACCCAACGGGTTGTATGTGTTCTATAGCGGGCTAGTCGAGGTTGTGGATGGCGAGGGTAAACGCCAATTCCAGTACACCACCCGCAAGGGCATCAATAAAATTTATGGTGGAAAGGTTGTAGAAAACTTCACACAGGCAATCGCTCGGTGTATCATTGGTGAACAAATGTTACGAATTGCCAAGCGGTACAAGGTTGTACTTACAGTACACGATGCTATCGGTATTGTTGCGCGGCAAGAAGAAGCAGATGAGGCACGAGCCTATGTGGAATCCTGCATGCGTTGGACACCATCATGGGCTGAAGGGTTACCAGTCAACTGCGAAAGCGGGATGGGGATGTCATACGGTGATTGCTAATAAGATTCCAGCATGGTCGTTTTCTAGTCTGAAAACTTTTTCAACTTGTCCAAAGAAGTATTACCACACCAAGGTAATTAAGGATGTGAAAGAGCCAGAGGGCGAAGCCGCCATGTATGGCAAGGAAGCACACACAGCCGCTGAGTTATATATTCGTGACGATGTACCCATACCCCCGAAGTTTGACTTCATGCAAGAACCGCTTGAGTCGTTGAAGCGTATCTCTGGCACCAAGTATTGCGAAATCAAAATGGCTTTGACCGAAGCGTTAGAGCCGTGCGACTTCTTCTCACCCGACTGCTGGTTTCGTGGCGTAGCCGACTTGCTCATCGTGGACGAAGAGAAGGGCGAAGCGCGGGTCGTGGACTACAAACTTGGCAAGAGCCGTTACGCTGACGTTGGTCAGTTGGAACTCATGGCGTTGGCTGTGTTCAAGATGTTTCCCAAGGTGACTAAGGTCAAGGGCGGGTTGTTATTTCTGACTGAGGGCAAGTTCGTGCCGTCCGTTTACGAAGCCCAACAACAGCACCGCTACTGGGGCAACTGGATGCCTACCATCACCATGCTAGAAGGCGCATATAGTTCGGGCGTTTGGAATGCAAAGCCCAATGGTTTGTGCAAGAATTACTGTTGGGTGAGCGAGTGCGCTCACTGTGGAAGGAAATAAATGCCCTACGTAAATAAGCCCCGCCCCTACAAAAAAGAATACACACAGCAAGTTGAGAGGGGCGAAGCCCCTGCAAGACGCAAGCGTGAGAACGCCCGTGACTTGTACGACCGCGAAGGTATAAACCGCAAGGGTAAAGACATTGACCACAAGGTGCCACTTAGTAAAGGTGGTAGCGCAGGCAAGGGCAACTTGCAGTTGAAGTCGGCATCCGCCAATCGTTCGTTCAGTCGCAACAGCGACCATACTGTGAAGGTGAACAAACCCAAGAAAAAATAATTCGTAGTCTGTAAGGTGAGAGTGAGACTACGGGGGCGCTTTGTTAAAGTTTGATACCCTTTTAACCCCACCAGCTAAAGCCTATTCCCCTTTCTATCGGTATTCCGAGTAGGTGATTTAGTCGATTGGTACCCGTAAGGTACCACCCAAACTTCAAACGACATTCGCGTTTGGAGCGATTTGCTATTGGAGAAGACATGGAAATCATTGAAGGTAAAGCATTAAAACTAAAACTACGTAACCCGCACAAGGTGCTAAACGTAATCCCGAAGAGCGCATTGCTAGAAGAAGGTGACGTTAGTACAGTCATGGTGCATTGGGGTTTGGAAGAAGCACAGGTACTTAAAAACTTACGTATCAAAAACGTGCCATCGCCCATCGTGGCTAAGTACAGTTGGCCGGGAATTTACCAGCCGTTCACTCATCAGAAACAAACATCAGCCTTCTTTACTCTGCACCGCAGAGCGTTCTGCTTTAACGAGCCGGGCACAGGCAAGACGCTATCTGTTACATGGGCATGCGACTACTTGATGAACACCAAGCACATCAAGCGCGTGCTAGTTATCTGCCCACTATCTATCATGCAAGCCGCATGGCAGAACGACATCTTCAAAGGGGCTATGCACCGCAGGGTAGGCATCGCCTACGGCAGTAAAGAAAAGCGTGCGCAAATCATTAACTCAGATGCTGAGTTCGTCATCATTAACTTCGATGGTGTAGCTGTGGTTGAAGATGTCATAGCAAACGCAGGCTTTGACATGATTGTGATTGACGAAGCCAACGCATATAAGACAGCAACCACAACCCGATGGAAGGTACTCAACCGCATACTTAAACCAAACATGTGGCTGTGGATGTTGACGGGTACGCCCGCTTCGCAGTCGCCCCTTGATGCATACGGTCTAGCCAAACTACTCAACCCATCTGCAACACCACGCAGTTTTACTATGTATCGCGACCAAGTGATGCACAAGATTACTCAGTTCAAGTGGGTGCCCAAGGTAGACGCAGAGCAAGTGGTTAACTCACTACTGCAACCCGCTATACGCTTTACCAAAGACCAATGCCTTGACTTGCCAGACATGCTGTACACCGAGCGAGAAGTACCGCTTACCCCACAACAGCTTAAGTACTACAACAAGTTACGCAAGGTCATGGCGGTGCAAGCGGCAGGCGAAGAAATCACGGCAGTCAACGCGGCGGCTAAGTTAAATAAGTTGCTACAAATATCTTGCGGTGCTGTGTACACAGACAACGATGAAGTCGTGTCGTTCGATGCTAGCAATCGCATCGAGGTGTTGAAAGAAGTAATCGATGAGTCCACTAACAAGGTACTTGTGTTTGTGCCGTTCAGACATTCGATTGAACTTTTGTATGACAACCTACGCAAAGATAACTACACAGTAGAAGTTATCCACGGTGGTGTACCCGCAGGCAGGCGCACCGACATCTTCAAACGATTCCAAGAAGACGCTGACCCACGGGTGCTTGTCATACAGCCCCAAGCAGCATCACACGGTGTCACCTTGCACGCCGCGAATACCGTAGTGTGGTGGTCGCCTATCACTTCCTACGAAACATACGCCCAAGCAAATGCCCGCGTGCATAGGGCGGGGCAGACAAATAAATGTTTAGTTGTAAAACTAATGGGTAGTCCAGTAGAAGCTAAGTTGTACAAAGCCCTTGATAGTAAAGAGCAAGCACAATTTAATTTAATGGAACTTTATAAAGATGAATTAGAAAGGACTTGACAAAGTAAAGTTGTGATGTATGATTAACCAAAAAACAGCGAAAGGAAAGACATGGATATAACAGCAGACAGACTTGTAAAGGTCTACATAAAAATGCGCGATAAGCGTGCCGAAATCAAGGCCGCATATGAAGCGCAAGACAACGCAATAAAAGAACAGATGGAGATGGTTGAATCTAACCTTCTTGAAATCTGCAAGACGACTGGTGCTGAAAGCATCAAGACCTCGCACGGCACAGCCATTCGTTCAATGAGTACCCGCTATTGGACAGGTGACTGGGGCGCTATGCATAAGTTCATTCGTGACCACGATGCACTTGACCTTGTTGAGAGACGCATATCGCAACTCAGCATGAAAAACTTCCTACGTGAAAACCCAGACCTCTTACCATCAGGTCTGAACGTAGATAACAAATACACAGTTACTGTAAGGAGAGCTTAATTGGAAACTGCACTTACGTTGGCGCAGGTGGCAAAGCTATTGCAAGTCGCCCCGTCAACCATCCACGCTTTGATTCGGGAGAAAGACCCAGTCAAGCGTATCCCGTATGTTCGCGTTGGCAAGAGTTATCGATTCTTTGCTAGCGAACTTTCTCGCCACTTCAACATGAACATTGACATCATTAAGGAACAAACAAATGTCTGAACTCACTCTGTTTTCTCAAGGCGGTAACGCCCTCCCAGCCCACTTCCAAAACTTGGAACTCGATGCAACAACTAAAGCCCTGATGGGTGGCGGTGGTAGCGGTAAGCGTGTGTCTATCCGTGGCGGTGTATTCCGCATGATTGTTGGTGGTAAAGAAGTTGCACAAAATGACGACCGCGCCATGAACGTAGTTGTGGTTCGCTCTGCTGAGAAGACCTCACGCAGTTACTACTCTGGCACTTACACAGAAGGTCAGAACTCTGCGCCTGTGTGTTGGTCTAACGATGGTGTTGCACCTGACAAGTCTGCAAAGAACCCACAGGCTACTAACTGCCAGAACTGCCAACAGAACATCAAGGGTTCTGGTCAAGGCGACAGTCGTGCTTGCCGCTTCAGCCACCGCATTGCGTTGGTATTGGAGAACAACATCGATGGTGATGTGTACCAACTCACCTTGCCAGCCCAGTCAATCTTTGGCACAGGCGACAACGGCAAGATGCCACTACAGCAGTACGCCAAGTTCTTGGGTGGACATGGTATCCCTGTGACTGCGGTTGTGACAGAGATGCGCTTCGATACAGCAAGCGCCACACCGAAGTTGACGTTCAAGGCTGTGCGCCCATTGAGCGTTGAAGAGATGGCTACTGCCAAGACCCAAGGCCAAACGCCTGATGCGTTGAACGCAGTTGTTATGACTGTTGCTCAAGTCGATGGCACTGACGAGTCCAAGCCAGCGTTGCCTGCGACCTTCGCTAAACCCACACCTGCTGTTGCAGAGCCTGTGAAAGAGCCAACGAAAGTTGCTACTAAGAAAGTTGAGACAAAGAGCGTAGCGAATGTTCTCGACGAATGGGCTGATGACGACGGCACTGCGTAAATTTATGGGGGCTTCGGCCCCCAATCACAAGGAATCATATGATTGGCTATTCACTATCAACAGTTCATAAGAACAAGCAAGCGGACATAAAGCAGACAGGCGTGCGTATCGGGCGCAAATGCATCAAACTTGGTATCCCAGTATCAGTGATTGCAAAAGTAGCAGGGGTAAGTACGGTGGCGGTGTACGGTTGGTTTGCGGGAGACTTCAACCCCAAACAAAAAATTGCTGACAAGGTGTTTGCGTACCTTGAAAAGCAGTAACCTATACATCCTCCAAAAGTCGAGCTTTCATTGGCTCAAGATAAACACCCCCTGCGAAAACCCAAGCCATGACAAAAACAGAATTTCTAACCGCAGTGCTTGCCGATACAGGCACATACTGCGCAGTTGGAATAATGCAAGGCAAGATTCGCACACGGTTTACAAATGACATTCCCACACTCGTTACAGAGATTGAAACTATCCACGGTGCTGGCGCAGACGCGTATTTTGCGATGTCTTCGTTCGACCCTGCAATCAACCCACCCCGTAGGTTGGCGGCGAACGTATCAGTCATCAAGTCGTTCTGGCTTGACCTAGATTGCGGACCCACAAAAGCCTACCCTACGCGGGTCGATGCGATAGCGGCACTCGGTCAGTTCTGTGCTGACCTTAATCTCCCACAACCCATCTGCATTAACTCTGGCAACGGACTACATGCGTACTGGGTGCTAGACGAAGCAATAAAGAAAGACATTTGGATTCCCGTAGCGAAGCGCCTAAAAGAAGTTTGCATAGAAAAGCAACTACACGCTGACCCGTCATGCACCACAGATGCCGCCCGCATCTTGCGCGTGCCAGACACTACACACTTTAAAGACCCAACCAATCCGTTACCTGTCGAATACATCGCTGGTGATGGCAAGATTGATTTGATAGAGTTTGCAAAAGCCTTGGGTGCGACAACCGCCCAAGCCCCAGACAGCCTACCCTTTGAAGTGCCAGAACACCTTAAAGCTGAAGGGCTAGACGAGACTAGCAAGAGCCTGATTGGTAAGAACAATACCTTTCGCTTTCAGAAAATCATTGCCCTCAAAGCAGAGGGTTGCCCGCAACTCAACCGCATACTGGAAGACCAAACCAACATAGACGAACCCTTGTGGCGTGCGGGCTTATCGGTTGCACAGCATTGCATTGACCGCGACTCCGCCATCCACGACATCTCCAACATGCACCCCGCATACGATAGGGGGCAAACAGAATACAAGGCGAGTCTGACCAAGGGTCCATACACATGCGGTATGTTTGATACCCTACACCCCAACACTTGCGGGTCATGCAAGCACAAAGGTAAGTTTGGTTCGCCCATCGTGTTGGGAAAAGAAATTGAAGCAGCAACAGAAGCAGATAATAAAGTAGAACAAGTTAACGCAGAGACAAAAGAAAAGCGGGTGTACGACATACCCGCGTACCCCTTTCCCTTTTTTCGTGGCAAGTATGGTGGCATCTACCGCAAAGCAGATGCAGGCCAAGAAGACGGGCAAGACAAGTTAGTCTATGAGAACGATTTTTATGTGGTCAAGCGAATGTTTGACCCAGCTTTAGGGGAAGTGTTGTGGATGCGGTTGCATCTGCCAAAAGATGGAGTGAGGGAGTTTTCGATACCGCTTACAGCGGCACTCGCCAAAGACCGATTTCGCGATGCGATTGGGGAACATGGTGTAGTAGCCCTTGATAAAGGCGTAAATGAACTCATGTTTTATGTATCACGTTGGGTAAAGGAGTTACAAAATATGGAACAAGCAGAAAAAGTTAGAACACAATTTGGCTGGACAGACGAGAACACATTTGTTCTTGGCGATAGAGAAATCACACCGACAGGTGTTAAGTACAGCCCACCCTCAACTGCCATCTTGCAGACCTGCGGTTTGCTGGGTAAGAAGGGTGACTTGGCAGAGTGGAAGTCAGTCGTTAATTTCTACGACAACCCCGGCATGGAAGCACAAGCGTTTGCTTTTCTATTGGGCTTTGGCACACCGTTGCTGAAGTTCACACAAGTGCGGGGCGGTATCGTTAACTTACTGAGTGGCAGTTCTGGTACAGGCAAGTCGACTGTGCAGATGGCAATCAACAGTATCTGGGGTGAGCCGTTTGACTTACTTCTACAAAATGACGATACATACAACTCAAAGATTTTTCGCTTTGGGGTGATGAACAACTTGCCTGTGACGATTGACGAAATCACAAACATGCGCGAAGACATCGTTTCGCAGTTGGCTTACGCTACAACCCAAGGGCGTGGCAAGAATCGCATGGAGTCACAAGTCAACGCAGAACGTATCAACAACACAATGTGGCGACTGATAGCAATCACATCATCTAACGCCAGCCTGTACGACAAGCTGTATAGCCTAAAGGAATTTCCAGAGGGTGAGTTGATGCGTATCATTGAGTTGAAGATTGAGCGCGATGCCAATTTCTCTAAGGAATTTACTGACGCTTTGTTTGCCAAGTTGCACAAGAACTTTGGTCTGGCTGGTGAAATCTACATGAAGTATCTTGTAGAGAATCGCGCTGAAGCATTGGAAGTTCTGCATGATGTACAACTTAAACTGGATGCGGCGGCTGGCTTGGGTCAGCGTGAACGCTTCTGGTCTAGCCTTGGTGCTGTTGCCATCACAGGCGGGTTTATCGCCCAGCGTTTGGGCTTGATTGATATTGACGTTAAGCGCATCTTCAAGTGGCTCATAGCGTTCTTGCGTAAGGGTAGTACCGACATCAAGGCTATCCCAATAGACGGCATCTCTGCAATCGGTTCGTTTATCAATTCCAACATTCGTAGCATCTTGGTCGGTCACGACAAGGTTGCAGACAACGGGCTACCCAAAGCGCCGTTGATGACCCCGATGAATGCGTTGATGATTCGATACGATATGGATACAAAGTGTTTGTACTTCGTACAACGTGCGTTTAAAGACTGGTGTTCAAAGAACCAAGTTAGTTACCACGAAACATTAAATGCACTAAAGAATGATGGCGTACGCGTAGAGGTTGTGAAGAAACGTATGGCAAAAGGTCTAATGGTTGCAGCACCACCTGTAAACGCTATCCTGATAGACGACTCACTTAGCAGTGTATTTGATGTAGATTCAATCATCGCTAAGACTACTGATGACGACGCACTCAAAGTCGCTTGAGATTGAAGGCGTACAAGTAAACATAGAGTGGGGCAAGTTCATAACAGGCTCGTCCTTCTTTGTGCCTTGCCTAGACAACCGTGCTGTAGTTACTCACATCATCGTTGTAGCAAGAACTTTCGATATGAAAGTGCAGTGCAGGGCGCGTATAGAAAATGGCATGTGGGGTGTACGCGCATGGAGAGTTGCGTGATAACATTTGCCCGCAGCAAGCAGTTGCTGTTGTCTCTCCTTAACTGGATTACCCCCGACTAATCATCGGGGGTTTTTTTATTGCAGTAAATCCATATCGCGCATTTGCTTTTCAATGCCGCGCACATAACTGAGAGAGTCGTTTTCATAACCCCGCAGTTCGTCAATAAGTCTACGGCGCTCTGCGCTATCTATACCAAGTTGGGCTTCGGTGCCTTGCTCAACGAACATACGCACACTACGTGTTTCACTGAGGTCTTTTAAACTCTTGTTAATTAGCGGCGCCATAGCAATAAGCGATTGGTTCTCTTCTAAAAACTTCTGCGCCTTTTCTGGGTTGTATTTCAGAAGGTCTTTGAACGTAGAGTCCGCTTGCGACACACGTTCACGCAAGTCATAGAACTCAGTCTTAGCCCGCCCACCAACTGTGTCGTAAGTAAAGATACTGGCAAACGGTAGTTGGGAAATTGGACGGTCAGGGCGCGTTGGGTTAAGCATAGCGTCTGTTATCAACAGCGTAGTTGACCCAGCCATACCAAACATACCTTTAATCGTGTTATCTATTTTAATTGGCGATATATTAGTTGCCTCACCTAGACTTTTTGCTAGTTCAGATGTACCAGATTCATAACGGTAGCCCGGTAATTTTTTTCGTTGGTCAGCAGATTCCAACTCGCGTTGCAAAAAGACTGAGTAGTTAGCTGCATTTTCAATAATTGGACGGATATACGACGGTATCGCGGTGGGTGTTGAGTACGCGGAGTAACCCGCTTTCATAACCCCAGACAACGCAGCCATTACGCTTTGCTCTTCTGGCGTACCACTACGGTTGAAGTACTCAACAATACGTTCTGGAATAACTTTAAATATAAACCCTAATTCTTTTGGGCATGGTAATTTAAAGCCGTTGGGTCCCAACCAATTGTTATCGCGCTTATCGTCCGTAGCATTTTTGTAACCTTCGTCATCACTCATTGCTATTGCGTAAGCAAAACCCATCGCAGTCATCATAGCAACGCGACCCATAAATAAGCGCCGTGCCGCGCCACGTTCTATGGAAGACGATGAGTCAATACCAGATGCGCTACGGTACAGCACATCCATACCTTGCGCGTAAGCGTTAAAGAACGGGATGACACGAGTCAGCACCCGCATTGAATCGCTAGAACCACGGCGTTGGAAGTTAATCAATTCGCGTGCGCGGGTTTGCGCTAACACTTTGTCACCTTCTGGGTATTGCGTGGATTTGGTATCTTGTATAGTTTCTTCGTACACAGCCATACGAGCGGCAAGATCAGATGCTTTTGTAAAGCTTTCTAATATATTAAAAATTGAGCCAGCCATATTGCGCTTTTTAGCGCCAATGTCTTTTTCAATTGAAGTAGGGTCATAAATATTTAAATCGTAATCCCCTATGACACCCAATTGTTCAAGTACTTTAGCGACTGGGGATTTACGCCCTGTCACTTCACCAAAGAACGCACGGGGTAAGTTGTACAAAGTTTTCATTGCCACAACTAGCGGGCGCTGTACACCAGAGTAAAACGCAGCGCGGGTTGCATCTTCCACAACCTGCTTTATGGCGAATGGCGGCATTGCAGTTACGCTGACCCGTAAAATTTTAGATGTAGCGGCTAAACTATTTACTAAAAAATTATTCATCTCAGGCGCTTGTTTAAACGCCAGTAAGTCGTACTCGTTCTGAACTTCGTAGAACACGGGTTTGCCGTTTTCGTACAGGCGAACTACTAATTCTTTGTTTTTGGCGGCATTGATTGTTGGATGCTTCTCCGCAAACCCTGCCAACTGCATTTCATTTAACAGTTTGGTAGAGGCGTTGTGGCGCATGGATTCTTCGACCATCCAGCCAAGCGTACCCATATAAGAGTCAACAACATTTTTAACACGGCGGTCAAGTGAACCTTTAATCTTTGGTGTCTTGGTCATTACACCAAGCCCCTTGCCGCGTGGTAACGGGTCAACACCAAGGTCTTCAAATACACGGTCAAACGGCACGTAGGCAGAGTTATCTTTCCAATCATCAGCCGTCTCTTTGGAGATACGACCTGACTGCGCCAATAAATCAACCACATGCATACGGGTTTTATTAAACGTAGTTTGTATTTCTTTTATTGCAGGAGTTTTTTGATACACCGCTTCTAGCGAAGCAATGTCAGCCGCAGTCAGGTGCAAATCAATTTTCTTCTTGCGTTCAGCGTCGGCTTCTTTGTTCTTACCTTGCTGTTCTAACAAAACGGCAGATACTTCTAATGGCTTGTTATGGTTTTCTTGGATGTCGTAAGCGCGGTGACCTTCTAGCACGCTAGATATATATGTTTTGGCTTCGTCATAACTAATACCAGCGTTTTGACCAAATGTTTGTATATTTTTTAATGCTTGTGCAACTGAGGCTTGCTGTTTAAAAGTTTCTACCAAACCTTCTTTGTTAATCTTAATCCCACCGTCGGACACAAAACTCATAAACACTTTGCCGTGGTCTTCAGCCTGACGCGCTAGAACTAGGGGATTTAAATTACCAAAGAAATCCCGCACACCCATAGAAAACTTGTTTGTTAATTTAGCTTCCACCGATGCTAGTTTGTCTACAAGATTGTGACGGAAAGCGGTAAGTAGTCCAGAATTTTCTGCGGCGCGATTCATCCCCTTTAAACTGTCGTTTAGCAAACCACCCACCGCAGGGGCGGCGGCAGGGCCATAACTATTCGCAATACGATTTACTTCGGCATAGTCTTGTGGGGTATACCCTTCCGCCCTAGAGAAACGTATGTCAGGGTTGTTTATATCAAACGCACCTGTGTTACCTGTAGCAGACTTAATTTGGTTGGCTGAGAACGCAACTACTTCTGTCAGTTTGCCATCGCGGTACTGCATCAGCCCGTCATAGCCTTGGGCCTGCGCTCTGGTCATCACTTGTTTGCCGATGTACCCTTTTTCTTCGTAGGCTTTCTCAACCATTGCTTCCGCTTTTTCGCGGGTCAACCCAAGTTGGGTTAGCGCGTCAACCATCGGGTCACCTTTGGCACTAAGTACCAGCGGTTTCTTTATAGAGGCATATAGCGGCATTACGTTCTGCCCGCCTTGCTCATCTAGGGCGGCGTCACTACGCGCTAGGTTTGAAGTATCTGCATATGTGCCAGCAAACTCTGGGTTGGGGGTAAGGTAAATGCCTGCGCCCAACGCCCCATCTGGAGACATTTTGAATTTTGATACATCTTGGGTAGTGCCGTGGTAAACCCTAATAGGGTTACCTTCTTCGTCTACAACTTTGCTATCACCAAACCATTTGCGGAATGCATCTGTAAAGGTATTTGTGCGGGACGCAAGGTCAGCCGTACCTTCTTTGACTCCAGTAAACGATTCTCTTGTAAACGCGGCGTTTGCCAGTAAGCCAATCTGTTCTGGTGTGAACGCATCCACGCCAAGGTTGGTGCCAAACACACGATTGATAGTTGCTTGGATAGCGGCTTTGATTTGATTCCACAAAGCGCGGGCTGGACCAAGAGTTTGTAGTTCACCTTTCGCTTGCGCTTTGGCAAGTTCTTCGATGAAGTACGCAACTGACTCATCACCAATAACTTCATCACCACGCACAATATCTTCTTGCTGGATGCGTGACAACGCACGCTGTGCAAGTGCGCGGGCTGGGCTAGCTTCTTTGCTTTTAGCCATCGCTTGGATGCGCTTAATGACGTTGTTGTATTGCTGTACACCCAGTAAATTCTTCAGTCCTAAGTGAGCGCCTACTTCATGTAGAGCAACCGCCATTGCGTCACCCGATGGGATGCCGTCAGCGTATAGCGTGATTGTCTTGCCATCAAAATAGCCACCAATCTTTTCTCCATTAGGATGTTTTTCTTCAAGTTTGACTTTGCCAGACTGCACCATACGGCGCAAAGCATTTGCAAGGATACCCTTACCTTTTGTAATTTCGTCAGTCAACTCTTGTACGGTTTGACCTTGCACGACTTCTTGCCTAGAGAATCTTTCTTCTGGCTTGCCATACAGTGTGCGGTCAACTCCAGCCTGTACATTGCCAGCGCCTGATGTAGTCTTAGTAACTTTCTCAGTTACAGGCTCAACTGATTGGCGTAAGAGTTTGTCTTCGCGTACTGTGTTCTTGGCTATGTCACCACTAATAAAGTCTTTTACCCGTGCTTGGTTGTCAGGCACGATGAACATCTTTGCGCCGTTCATTTGGTTT